GTCATTATCGTCCTTTCTCACTGCTAAATAAATGTTCCTAGAATCTAATAATCGCCCATCTGAGAGGAATCCAGAAACTAAACTAGCGCCCACGCTGCCATTATTAAAATCCTGATAATATACGTTATTTCCAGTAAATAAGCTGCAACTAACTGTAAAACCTAATCCATATTCATTATGGACGCCATTAACTAGATAATTTACGGAGAAAGAAACAGTGGGGTTGCCAACTGGCACGTTAAAAGAAGTCTCTGTTCCCAACTCACGAACAGACGTATATTGAGTATTAATGCTGTAATTAAAGCTCTGAACCCTGCTAATCTCTCTTAATAAATGAAATCCATTATAATATCTGGCTTGATTTTTGTCAGATGGGCCAGCGTATACATTTTCTACATTATACGTTATTCTGTTTGGCATTATTTCTTAGACCAGTAAAGGATACTTGCCATAAAGTTATTCAGTCCATGTTCTGCTGCCAAACTTATAATTTCGTTGCTATAATTATCCTCGCCAATGGGATTGCTAACGTAAGTTTCTATTACGGAGTCCCACTTATCAGGAGATTCATTAAAAGCAATTAGCTCGGAAATCTCCGCTGCTATTTCTTTTTGCTCGTTATTTAACTCCTTGATATTGAACTTATTAGCTAATGCTTTTCCTACTTTTTCGTTGATAATATCAAAATGTTTTAAGTTCTCAACGATTTTAGACAAACTAAACTGAGAAGCGCCAATTGGAGTCACCTTTTTCTGAACGGTTTGTTTGGTATTTGTTCCGCTTGGTCTTCCAGTTTGAGATGGAGCCTTTGGAGAATTAGCTAACTGCTTAGCTTTCTCTGCGCTTAATTCTTTTTGGGTTTCTGCGTTGAGCTTGGCTAATTTTTCCTGAGTATAAGGGCCACCTTGAATTGGCTCGTATAATCCTTTATCTCTATCTTGTCGATATTTAGCTTGAGACTCAAGAGATTCTTCAGGAATAGGCAGTTTTCCACTGTCAAAGGCTTCAAGAGTTTCTTCTGGAGTTAGCACGCCAATTTCAGCTAATCGAGTATATATACGCGCAAAGTCAGCTTCGTTCTTAAAGTCAATATCTTCAAAATAAGGAATAGGATAAACCTTAAATCCTAAATTATTGGAAATTCTCTTGATTTCTTCGATTAGGAAATCGTTCAAAAATGCTTCGCGGGCCTGAACAAGTCTCTGCGTAAAGACTTGAACCTTGGTTTGAGCATTAGCGTATTTATCTTCAGCAGATATCAGAAGGTTATTTAAGCCTTCGCGAATATCTCTGTCAATTACTTCGTATTTCTTAGGGTCAAGTAAATCGGCGATTTGAGGAATAACGAATTCAGCCTTGGTAGTATAATCGGCAACTAATACTCTTGCAACTGATTCATTTTCAAAAAATCCACGAATAGCTGAAATATGCGCGGGATTTACGCCTCCTTTATCAGGTTCATTACCCATCGTAATTAGTAAAATAACCTGCTGCATCGTCCTCATGGCGCTTAAATCCATTTTCTTCATTTCAGCCTTCCAATTTACGTCATAAAGCACAGGATAAGCCATAGGAATAGCCATTGGCTCATAATCCTGCTTTTTATAGAATACTGCTGTAATATAGTCAGAGCTTAAAGGCAACTGGACAACCGTCCCCTTTTTACCAATTTGAGATTTTATTTCTGGAGGTAAAGTATCGAAAACGCGCTTATCTTCTTCTGAGCGTGGCTTCCTTAATCTTTCCAATTCATAATCTGTTAGCGTCTTATAATATTGAGTATTAGCAAAAGAAACGCTTCCGCCCGCCTGAATTTCAGCAGGATTTAATATAATATATCTTATTGGCAAAATGGCGTTTTTTGCTTCTGCTCCATAGACTTGAGTTATCTTCTTTACGTCTTCCGGCTTCATTTGCCCTTCCACCCTATATAAGAAAACGTTTCCAGAGCGATAATATTCTCTGAAAAACTTGTCCTGTAAGGCTTTTATGTTGATTCTATTAAAATAGGCTTTAAAGAATTCCCTCGATTTTTTTGAGCCATCTTTAAAGAAAATTCTGGCCGAAGAGAATTCCGTCATTATGTCGATGGTATTTCTAATAATGGCAAAATTATAATAAGCCTTCTGGCACAAAGTAATCGCCTCGGAAACACTTACGTTCGATTTATCGACTCCAACAGTGGAAAAGCGAAATGGCGTAATTCCATTTTCAATATTGTTCAGAGTAGTTAAATTACTATTTAATGATGAATTTGTTCCGCGAGAACTTGCTTCCACGAGAGTAACTGATTCCGGCAAAAATCCACGTAAGTCCTTTTCGGATAAGAACTTATCTTTAGAAGCCTTGGCGGTAAACCTTTTGCCTTTTTCTTTCATATCTATTTAATTTTTACACAATTTAAATGAAAACAGGGGTAAAAGTCTCAAAAGTTTGTTGTATTGAGGTTTCCATGATTTCAAAATAGCACTTTGTTCCCCATGCGCCAAGCATCAAAGTAGTATAATTATCCTTACGCGCCCGCGTAGCTGAGCTACTCCGCTTTAAATGATTAGGTAAATCAAAGCTTTGATTACCTTTTGCGGTTGTTTTAACTTCAATAAGGGCGCATTGGCGTTTTACTTCAGAAATCATTTCGTCTTGATTGTCAATTAAATCTCCAATGTTATTATAGCCCGTATGCTCAAGATTGACTCTAGAACAAACAACTTTATCGAAAGTCGTGCCTATAGGGCGTATTCGCGAGCCAAACCATATTCTTTTATAATCAATGCTGCTCTGTAAGTGCTCGTTCATTCTACGAATAGCTTCAGAAGAGAAGAACTGGCGGATAACTATTCTTTTAGATTCTAAATTATATTGGCGTTTTGCATTTTTAAGGTTTTCTATCCAGTCGTTATCTGATGCGTCGCCCATCCAATCATCAATAAACTTAAACTCAATCTTATTATCGGCGAATTTCTCAGACTCATTTGCGCTTTGCAGGAAGTTGCCATCTGCCGAGTCTATAACTACTAAAACCACATTAAACGATTTCATTAAATAATATAAATAATTAATGTGGTCCTTTAAGTCGCCTCCCGCCACGGCATAATTATGAACTAACGTGGAATCCTTGCTATCTTCATCTAGCTCCATGACTGACATAGCAAAATAGTCAGAAGAAGGGCTAGAGCTAAAGCTTGGGTCAATAGCCAGAATGTATTTTTTATCTTTTAATCCAACTAGTTTAAGATGAGGGTCTTCCCCATCAGGAATAGTGCATTCCTGCATCTTTTTCGCGGAGAAATAGCCTTCGCTTCCGTCTGTAAATAAAGCACCATATTCGCGCAAGAACGAAGGATTATTTAAGCCTCCGCTGGACGCTTCTTCCAATACGGTTTGCTCTATCATGTCTTTAGGAAGGGCTTCGAAACCAATTTGTGAGACGAAATAGCTTGCGCCTTCAGTTTTAGATTCGTCTGCTATGTTAGCTAGCCACTCAGAATATGTTTTGTATAAGTTTTCAAAAGTATAGCTCGCAGAAGAAAGCGCTATCATTTTCGCTGTGCTAGTAAATATCGTTCTTTCCTCAGCGGTCATTAGTCCCGCCTTAATCAATAAATCCTCTTGCTCTCGTATCTTTAAGCGCTCCCCAATATTACGAGGCGCAATCAAGAATGGCATTAAAACGTTTTTGACTATATCTTCACTTAGTAATAGAAATTCGTCCAGAATAAGAACGTTAGCGCGGAAGCCACGAATTTTATCTCCATTTAAAGGAATGGCCATAATGGAGCTTCCATTAGAAATTTCCCATTTTAATAAGTCATTTTTATGAGAAGGTTCGGTGCTAAAAGCCTGCGCAAGTAGCTCTGCGCCAGGATTTTTGGTTATTTTTTCCAATTCGCTAAATATGTTACGCGCCGTTCTAAACGTTGGTCCCGCTATCAAGATTTTTGAATTAGGTTCGAAAATTGACTGAAGGAAACAGAATACAGCGGCAATAAAGCTCTTGCTACCGCCACGGCACCAAACACATAAATTAAAATCCCGATTAAAAAAAGCCCTTAGAGTCATTTCCTGATAGGCGGCTAATTTTATTCCACTAATTAATTCCGTCGCTAATCCTAAGTTGCCTCTTAGAAACTGCGCTAAAGTAGACTTTGCGTCTTCGTCAGAAAGTTCGCCTTCTAGCTGAAGAAGTTTCTCGTTAATGTCTATAACTGGCTTTTGATATTTTTTAGGGCAATAAATCATTATAAAACTTTTATATCGTATAAATACTGGAGGTCATAATTCTTAATTTGCGCTCCAGCGCTGAATAAAAACTCGATTTTTTCTGAAGCAGTAGGTCTATCCTTTACAAATAAGAATTGTATATTAGGAAATTTTTGCAATAATTCTCTAACTCTATGAAAGATAAATTCGGGAGTTGCCTTCATTTGCGGTGGCATATTAGGTAGAGTATCAAACTCCAGACAGGTGCTTAATAGCTGCTCAACCATAATGATTAAATACGCGTTATCTTCCTGACAGCGAATAAGCTCGTTAGTAAACCTTTCGTAACCGCCCGAAATGGTTCCAATGAAGTCCATCATGCTTTTTCTTTCGATATAAGTCTTATCTGTCCATTCATCATTAGAAAAACAATAATCTCCATAGTCCAGCTTCTTATCAACGGTCTTTAAATGCTTGAATTTCAATGGCTTCTGCTCGCGAGTATCAATAAAGACTTTCCTTCTTTTATCTAAGTCGATGGTCTCGGCCCATCCATTAAAATACTTGAATTTATTTTGAAAGCCTAATCTTCCACACAGTTGATAATATCCATCTTCAAAAATCTTATTCAAAAAAATCATCGAAGGAGACATTACCGAGCGAAGCTCCACCTGACAGGGCGCGTAAATCAATCCTTTAACTTGTTTCCTAAGAATTAAGATATTTTCGCAGTATTGCTTTTGAGCCTCTGGACTTTGGCGCTCAAGCCAAGTTCTTAAATTTTCTTTGTTTACAAAATCGGAAAGAAGATACTGCTCTACGGAGCGAAAAGGAATAAGCTCATGAGTAAGCGGGTCTTTCTTATGATAATAATCTAAAAAATACTTATACTTTGGGAGCTTGTGAACTTTCTTAACGTGTTTGAATAGTTCCTCTTCGCTCTCAAATCTTTGGTCGCAGATGACACATTCGTTACCCATTTAACGCCTCTTCTACAGATAGACCATAAATCTTTGCCTTCAATTCATCAATGGTTGACAACTCGTCTATTCCCTCTTTGAATTTTTGCTTTTGAAGCTGCGCTAATTTAATCATCTTCTTGCGGGAAACTTCGTCTTTCCACGCCTGAACTAGATTTAATACGCTGGCAGTTCCCACCTTAGCCTTACCTTCCTTTTCGCTTCGCTTTATCTTGAGAGATTCAAGAAGTTTTTGCTGTCTGGTTACGCATTGATTATATTCTGTATGCGCCGAAGTAATTGCTTCAACCAAAGCCATAGAGATTTTAACATCCTTATCTTTGCCATCGGTAGATTCATCCAATAGCTTCTTTAACGATTCTGTGCGAGCCTGAATACTTGCGGAAGTAACCACTTCAGTTGCCAAAGAGATATACTGGTCAACTTCTTCTTCGGTTAAATCGTGCTTATCGTAAGTATAGCGGATAAAAGAACTTTCAAATAGCTCCCTATCTTCTATGTTATCATAAATGTTAATTTGGCGATTAAAACGATAAGTGTGCAAAAAGTTAATAAGCGCCATCAAGTCCTTTTTCTGTTTTCCGGTTAACTTGCTTTCCTCAAACTGCTGATTAGTATATCTATTAACGCGAGCTAATACCTGAGTCAGCATTTTAGGCGGGCGATAATTGCCTGTAGGCAGATTATCTGGATTTTCGAATGCCGCCTTAACATCTTGTGGCTCAAAGCTTTTGATAAATGCTGCTACCGCCTTAGTTTCCTGACCTAGATTAGAAAGAGAAGGATTATTAAACAATACCTTGGCCATTTCCAAAGACGACATCGACTTATAATTGCTTTTAATATATTCTTTTTGAGGTTCATCTAAGTCTACTGTAGGCTTGGCAACATAATCCTTTGTCGTCCTAAATTTCATTTGCGCTTCCGCCAGTTTTTTCCTAACTGCTCTTCCTTCTTTAGTCCTGCCATCTAAGTCGTCCTTACCAAACGCAGCCTTGGTAAGCTCCATCAATGAAGGAGCAATATCTTTAGTGGCGTTCCATAAATCTTTTACGCGACTCCATTGTTCGTCAGTTAGTTCAATTTCGTCGTTCATATCATGTCAATTTCGCCGCTATAAACAATTTTCTTTACTTTAATCATAATGGCTTTCCTTATATTTTTAATTTGCTTATAGCCTGGAGTTCTCCCCTTTTCAGAGGTTTTATATCCCATTTGTTTCGCCGCCTCTTCTTCATCCAAATTATCAATAAATAGTAACTTATAAGCTTTCCATTCTAAAGGCTTTAATACTCTTTCCATGTGTTCGTGAAGGTGAATAGAAACGCGCTCTACATCTACGGAATCATGAGCTAGATTATTAACCTGTTGAGAATGAAGTTCTAAGGCTACGGGTAATTTAGTATCGTGCGCTCTCTTTTTCGTTTTAAACCACCTACCATATAAGGGGCACGAAGAGCATTGTTTTTGATAAATTCGGCACCCATCCTCCCCCTCTGCCGCTGCGCACCTTAAGCACGGGCGACAAAAATTTCCATAGGTATTCCGTATCAAGTTCTTAATTTGATTGGAAATAATGCGATTAAGCCACGGGGCCAGCGGCTTTTTATCGTCATATAAATACCATTTTTTGTTTATGTGGACGCGTAATATTTGCGCCACATCATCAAAATCCATCCAAGCTAAAGCGGTAAGATTCCATCGGTTTTTGCGCTTGTTAATTTCTGTATCAATGATGTCTAGGCTTTCTTCAAACGTAGGCATTATATCTTTTTCTTTCTTCCGCGACGTTTTTGTGCGGGTTGGGGTTGTGCGTTTTCTTCTATGGTCACTAAATTTCTTAATTTTTCTGGCTTTACTCTCCCGGCGTCTATTTCTACATCAATCTTAGATATGTTCGGAATTTCAGTAACTTCATCATAATCATCATCGTCGTCATCGTTAGTGTTG